GCCTCGTTACGATCATCATCTAGGGTCTGGGCATAACTGCCCATGCGACCTTCTTCCCACTTGCTTATCTGTGGTAGGTCAATCTCATCGCCTATTGTGATAACTTGATCTGGCTTAAACTTTGTAATAAAGCTTGCAAGGTTACGGGTTGCAACCCTGTCATGGTATGGGACTTGTAAATCCGATACGACAACGATTCGCTTAATCGTCATCCTCATCCTCGTAGTCGCCAAAGCGTTCTACTTCGACTGGCTCAGGAAGAATCCAGCGAGGATAGGCCATTGGCTCAACAATCACGGCTAGAGCTAAATCAACAGGAAAGCCTGCTCTGCGTAGTGCGCGATACATTTCCTGCAAGCTGATAGCCCATACATCTAACGCGCTGTAGGTGTCAAGATCTATAACCCTTTTTTTAGCCATGACAAAATTATCGCTCTAGGAGTATGTTATAGATCTCATCGACACGCTGATTGAGTCGCTTAATCTCTGATAGCAGATGAGTAATGACATAACCTGCAAGGCCACCAATGATGAGCAAGGTGCTTATGTAAAGGCTGAAGAAATCTTGTTGGCTCACTTTTTAGGACTCGCATACCCAAACACTCCTGCAACTATCGCGCCTAGAATGTGACGATAGTCTAGAGAGAAGTTCGATGTGGTTCCCCATACTGCAAGAAAGGCTCCGACTGCGATGATTACTGGATGCTTCATGTTCATTATTCTCCGCCTAACATAGATACTTGAAAAAAAGCCCCATCATTATCAGCTTCTTTCTTAAAGCTGACATGGCAGTGCTTAACATGTTTGTTAGCCCCTGTGTACTTGCGCCATTTCCAGTTAAGGATCTTGGAGCAGATGTGTCCATCAAAGATGATGTAAGCAATACGATTGTCTGCTTTTGACTTTGATAAGGCACGAAGCTGATCTGCAAGATCGCCCATGATGTCTGGCTTTGATCCCTTGAATAAGTCACGATCGATGTCGATGGCACGAACCCAGCCCTGCTCATCTGGATTATGATCAGACTTGCGAGCAGCGTGTCGGGTATCACCGATCCAACCATCCGATGTGCGGTCACGATCTGGGAACGAGTCATCTATCTGCTCTCGTAACTGGATCGCTGCGTGACTTAACTTAGGCTTCATCCAAGTAAGAGGGTTGCTTCTTCTGCTGTGATGCCAAGACGCTTTAGGAGTGCAGCCTTGTCAGCAGCCTTAGCTGCCTTGTCTGCATCCTCTGCTGCCTTCTCATCTGCATAAGCCTTAGCATCTGCTGTGCGCTGTGCTACTTCTTCTGCTGTTAATTCGATCTCTGAGACTTCCCCAGTAGAGCAATCAACTACGATCTTTGTGTCTGCCATGTTGTCTCCTTATGATTTCGATACGCCGTAAAGCGTTGCTGTTGAGTATTGTACAAAAGTTTCTACGCCCGATGCTGTTAAAGTGATTGATGTTATTGCTGCTGAGTTACCCCACAAACCAGCAATCAAACGAGCAAAAGCAGTACTTCCATTGTTTTCTGTAACATTATCAATGCTGACAGATTTATTACTAGAACCTGCATAATTTGGTATGTAAAACTCAGTGTTTCCAAATGTTGAAGAGGTATCACCTGAACCAGAGATAACAATGCCATCTATAGCGGATGCAGAACTGCTGCTATTGCTACTAGCAGAAGCACCATTTCCATTTAGTCTTATTGCAGAGTAAGAAGATGTGCTGCCATTGAAGGTCAATCCAAAGACATAGGACACACCTGAAGCGCGTCCTGATAACTTTAGACATAGATCGGTGTAAGTGCTAGGGATAGAAGTAAAAGTTATTGTATTGCTTCCCAACACCCCAACAGATACAGAGGCGATCTTAGTAAATGTAGTAGCCATTATGCCGCCTTAATTCCATAGAGAGTAAAGGTAGAGCCTGAGGTGAAGTTACCGACGCCATAGGTCGCTACATTGATTTGAGTGATGGCAGAAGTAGAAGCAGACATAGCCACGCTTGCTTGAAGAACGCTACCTGCTGCATTGCTTCTACTTAAAATAGTTTTGTTTGTTGTAGTGTTAGTGTAATTTTGATAGTTGATAATGATGTTACCAATAGACCCTGCTGCCGCTGTTGCCGCTGGCAGATAACCAACATAAGCTCCAGATGTTGCAGTCTGTCTGCCAGATGATGCAGATGATCCATTGCCTCTAAGCCAAGTAGTCGAATAGCCTGAGAAGCCATTATTTAGGTAAGTCTGAATAAGTACATCTGCTGCGGAGAAAGTACCCGCACCTGAAACAATTACTACTAAATCCGTGTAAGTGCTAGGGATAGATGTAAAAGCAACATCGCTAGTAGATGATCCGCTGAGAGTAGTCGTAGCGATTGGCTCGTATGTTGATGGCATGATTACCCCTTAATTCCGTATAGGGCGAATTGAGAATACTGAGTAAAGTTAGAACCTTGATACACGCTTAAAGTAACTGTGCTAACAGCAACAGTATTAGACCAGAGACCAGAATACAGACCAAGAGCGCCGCCACCATTCGAATCAAAGCCGCCTAATGCTCTCACTGTTGTGTTCTTATTGGTGTTGGCATAATCTAAAATGTCAATGACTGTTCCATTAAAAGTAGATGCAGTCTGTGTAGAGGTCGGGATGTTTGCGCTTAGCATTTTATTAACTGCCGAACCATCGCCATGAGCTAAAGCCGATGAACCTGTGCCATAAACTCCATGTGACCAATAATTGTTTCCTGTATCACTATTCAACTGAATTGCTATGTGTTGGTAACTAGCATCTGAACCAGCAGAACGAACAATACCGCGAATCTGTAAGTGCTGATAAGTGCTAGGAATACTACTAAAACTGATTGTGGATGCAGCACTTCCCAGAGTTACAGTAGCGATTGACTCATAAGAGTTAGAGACTGTGACCCCACCACTAGAGGCAATGATCCCAATGAGAGAGTTCAGCATTACGCAATGCCACCGACTACGATCCAAGAGTTAGCAGCAATCTTGATGCAGGCTGCTGACTTATAACGAGCAAGAACTGGAGCAGCAGCAACCGCACCTGCGCTCACAACTGTAGTTGTGCCAGATGTAACAGCCTGAATCGTGGTAACACCCACACCCTTTTGATAGACAAGCAAAGTTGTTCCTGTGGGGAACGCGTATGTCGCATCTGTAGGGATGCTAAAAGTATTGGCTGAAGCATTATCCATTGTTACAATCGCGTTAAGACCATCTGCCTTGACTGCTGTGTAAGTAGTGCCAGTCTGTGCATTGACTGTTAGACCTGCGAAGGTTGTGTCGATGTCCTGACCAAGCAGGGCGATCTGAGTCGCTCCGTTTTTTACAAGGTCGCTTGACTGTGGAATGTCAAAGCCGAAGTTCGTTGTTGTAGTTGCCATTAGGTTAAAGCTCCTGTCGCATTTGTCCATGTAAGTGTAGCATTTACGCCAGTCCAGATTAGTGAGGCTGGCAATACTGTTTCCCATTGTGTGGTAGATAGTGAGAAGTCTGTAGCTGAAATAAAGAGAGTGATCTCTACAAAACTAGGGGTAGCGCGTAGGGCTACATTCTCCACAAAGCCATCGAATGAACCACCGAATAAGTTGCTTGGTAGGTTCTGGATAATGACAGGCTGACCAAAGAACACCCCGATAAGACTGTCAAGCATCGCTGTAGGGATGTCTGGATTATCAAGTCTAAAGGTAATAGCTCCTAGTGAGCCTCTAGGGTTCTTGCGTAGGTTTAACTCGCGTGAGGCAATGTCAGTGATGTCTGCAAGGTTCTTGATGTTAGAGTCGAACGAACGCTCAAAGAGGCCGTAAGAGGCTATAGAGTCGCTGTCAGAGGTACTGTAGGTGCTTCCGTATCCTGTTGAATAGCGGTAGATAAGGCTGTTACGGATGCGAGCAGTCTGAGTTGTGGATTTGATAGAGGCAGGTGTTGCATACGAGCCATCGAGGTTAGTAAAGCCATTTGCTGCAAGGTAGTTAGATCTGTGGTCTGCATCGTCATAGGAGACATCTCCATCTTTTTCTTCAAAGAGCTGACCTAGTGCGCTAGTAGCAATCTGATCTGCAAGCGTCTGAGACTTGGCAGAAGCACTAGCTGCAAGAGCAATCATAGTGTAGAAGCCTGAGTCAATAGTGCCGATGTAAGACTCAGCGTTCTCCCATGTGACATCTGCTGGATAGGTTGCCCATGTGACTGTAGGTGTTACCTCAGCCCATGTCAGGTTAAGGGCTGAACCTAGAATGGCTGCAATCTGTGCGCCATCTAAACCTTCTGCAAGGGCTGTGTTATAGACAACCTTTGTAAGTTTAGCCAGTGAGCCAATGCCTAAGATTGTGCCCGTAGTGATGTAGCCAGTCTCGTCAGGGCTTCTGACTCCAATGTTGAAGTCTGATACTTCTCCACCGAATACAGTGACATAAGTGCCACTGCCATTCTTTAGTTCTAAAGTTATTGGCTCTGTGACATTGATGGTGAAGTCTGCCCCAGTAGTGTTGATGATCTCTACTTGGCAGTAACCTGCCGTGGCCTGTCGATCAATGTCTAAACGACCAGAGGCAAAGGACACAGAGGTGACAGTCGTATAGACATCATCACCTACTGTAATTCGCCACTCTGGAAGCCATGTCATACAGCTATCATTCCTCGGAGTGTGCCTCGGTAGTTAGCCTCAACCAATACATTTTCGATAGCCTCTGCGATTGCGTTAGGGTCACCAATGCCAGTATTAACAGTAACGCTGTAATTGTATTCACGACCATTAGGGCTTATGCCTGAGATCATGCCTGTGTCTGGCGTGAATTCTTTAAGGTTAGGCAAGATCTGTGTTACTACTCCGCCAAGTGCTGCCACGCTTAGGTTTGTACCTGCAATAGTAGTTGCACCCTGTATTGCACTTGTTGTTGTGCTTGGTGTGGTAGCCGTTGTTGGCACAAGAGTCTTAGTGCCTTGCAACTTTAGCAACTCCATCATCTTGGCAATGGCAGCATCTAGGTTAGCCAAGTTGATTAGATCTGCTGGCTTTAGGCTGTCGAGAATTGACTTGATGTCTTGAAGTTTTACATTCTGGCCAGATAACGCTCCGAGGATTTTAAGGTCAGCGTTTAACTTCTCTGTTGCCTTAATGATCGATGCTTCATCCTTTGAGGCAATAGCATCTTCTAAAGCAAGGATTGACTTCTTGACATTTAAGCGAGCTGTGTCGTTAGCAATTTGTAAGACTTGTGCGCTACTAGTTGCCTTGCCTAATTGTTCAGCCTGATTAGTGAGAGCGGCTGCGATCTGAATCTTGTCCATGTCAAAGACATCACTGCCCTTATTGAGAGCAAGGTTAGCCTTGTCTAGTGCATTTTGTAGCTGCTTCGCTTTTAACTTCTTTAGTTCATCTGCAGTTAGTTTCTTAGTTAAGTCACCAGTCTTTTTAATGACCTTGAAAGAATCCTGTAATGACTTTAGGTGAGCGTTATCAGCTGAGGTTAGATCAGCAGTCTTAGTGCCAGCCTTACGCAATAGTTCTATGTAAGAACCCACGATTGGAATCATGCCTACATTGAGATTACCTAGAACTGGGATGTCCTTTAATTTGCTTGACAGGACTCCAACGCCACGAATAACATCTGCAAGATAGGTTGCTGTCTTTTCCATGTTAGAAGCAAGATCAGCAATGCTTGTATCTTCGCCTAGATTTTTTAATGCATCGATTAAGCCTGTGCCTATAATCTCTTTGACATTGGCTGACGCTACGCCTAATTTGTCAATAGATCCTTGAAATGTGCCAGCAGCAGCTGTGGCAGAACCTGCAAAAGTTGTTGTTAATTGTTTAGTAATGTCATCAAAAGACTTAGCCTTTAGATCTGCTTTTGAGATACCTACACCTAATTTAGACAATGCTGTGTTATTGCCTAAATAAGCCTTACTTAGTGCCGCTGTTACTGCTCCTAGATCTTTGCCAGTTGAGGCTGAAATGTCTAATGAGAGATTGAGAAGTCTTTGTGCCTCGGCAGAATCGCGTGTGGCTACCGCTAGGGTCTGGTAACTTGGACGAAGTAAATCATCGACAATGCCGAACTCGCTCTGAAGTCTCTGAATGTAAGCCTCAGAAGTAGCAGCATCGCGACCAAGACCAACATTCTTTAGAGCCAATGCTAACTGTTGCTGTGCTTTCTGATCGGCTGCAGCAGCTTTAACGGAAGCCTTGCCAAAGGCAATGACTGCAGAAGTACCATAAGCCAGACCTACCGCACCTGCTAACTTCTTAACACCGCTAGTAAGTTTCTGAGTTGCGCTATCGGCTTGCTTAAAGGCTTTAGCACCTGTGAATTCGGATGCAATGTCAATGACTATGTTTGCCATGATTAACCTCTCACCGATGCTCTTGCATTAAGTTTATTAGCAGCATTTGTTATTGCTT